TCGGAGAGGGTTCCCCAAATCCGTGGGTGGCTTGTGCTTTTAGTGGCTTTTTTCTTCATGGTTTAATTACCCTCGGTGTTTTCGGGGTTCCTCCGTGGGGATTATTTTGGCCAGCTTCTCAATAAGCCATTTCTTGGCCTCCTCGACATCCTCCGTCTGGACGGGGTTGTTATAAAGGCTGGTGCGTAGGTGGAATGTGCCTTTATCAATAAAAAGCCACCATGTGTCCGAAGAGTAGTCGCCCCAAAACTCAATTGATCGGCTTGTGAGCCTATTCTCCCACATGCTTGCGACTGTTTCTTTGCACTGGTTGGAGCATCTAGGCCTCTCCCTTGCGGGAAGGTTGCGAACCTCCTCGTATATATTTTTTATAGGCGCAAACCTTTCGGCATCCTCCTGTTCCTGCCGTTTTTGGACGGCCTCGGCGTGATCCTTGGCCGCTTTGTCCATGCTTTGTTTCGATCTGATTAGTTCTAGTGCTGTCATGTGCTAATTAGCCCCTTTGTTTTTCCGAGATAGGCTTTGATTGCCTCCAGCTTGGTGACATACTTCTTGCCCTTGTTTTGCCCATCCAATATCTCGAAGATGAAGCACTTTTCCGCCCTTGGCTTGAGTCCGCAGAGCCTTGCCTTGCCTCGACTGGTCGCAAACTCCCTCGTAAGGTCGGCCTCGGTCAGTCCGTAAATGGAATACGTTTGACGCAGGGAGGACAACTCCTTGGTGATAACGGAACCCTTTTCCACCGAGCATACCTCTAGCTTGAAGGTGGCGTTGTCGCTGTCGTATGTGCAGTTGCCCAATCGAAGCGAAAAGTCTGATGACTTCTTGTTTATGGCCTCCAGATGTGGGTTAATTTGATTCCGTATGTTTTGTAGCAGTTGTTTTGTAATCATGGCCTAATTATCCCCGTTGTTCGGAGAGAATGTCGTATACTGAACATCCTCAACATCGCCCTCATCGAACCACATATTCTGGATGACGTGTCCTGTCTCATCAGCCATCTTCTGGATGACCGGATCGGGCGGAGCCCAAGCGGTGAGGAATGAGACCGAGTTGCCGTTCCAATGTGTGTCGGAGGCGTTCCACTTCGTCCCCCAGTTCGCACAACACCAGTCATACCAATCCTTGTGGCCGTATTTCCTTAAATTCTCGATGGCCTTTTTGCCTTCGCCCAATTCCTTTTCGGAAAGGCGCTTTCGGCTGTGTTCCATTAAGGCCTTTGCGGTCTTGATGCCCTCCTTTTCAAGCCAAGAACCCTTGCCCTTCCACCACTTCAATCTTTCCGAGAAAAACTTAAGATCGCCCTTGATGACGGCCATGGCCTCCTCCACCGACCCGCCGGCGGTGATTTGCAGGGAAGGGGGCATCCGAATGACCCTGTCGAAGTCCAGCCCCTCTTTCCCGTCGTCATCCTTGGAGACATAAAACTTGAGCTCTTCTTTGATGTCCTTGGAGACTTCGTTTGTCTCAATCGTTAGTTCGTTTGTAATCCAGTTTGGCATGGCTCAATTACCCTCCTTGTCTTTGGGCTTCGTAATCATGGGGAGGGTGGGAACCTCGTATCCCGCCCGTTTCAGGTCGGTCGTGCTTACTACCTGTCCGTCTATGTGGCATCCCCGCAAATTCACGACAAACTTCCTGCAACCGCATCTGTTTATTCCTCCCCCAATCCCGTTTTGCGAGCGCACCTTGCGTTGGTCTGAAACAAATCTGCTTTTTCTCATAGCTTAATTACCCCCGATGTTTTTCACTTGGCGGATCATCGTTACTCTCTTTCTATAAGGTCATTTAAGACCTCATGAATGGCACTAAACTCGGCGGCCATACTTGGGTTAGTTAAAAGCCGGTCATCGTCGTCTCGGAAAAGACTCTTTTCCCGCTCTGCAAGTCCCTGCAGGCGTTTAAATATCTCTCGCCTACTAAAAACACGCGAGCCGGTTATTTGCCAAACTACTTTACCGTCTTTCTTAATCATTTCACATTCTGGAATAATAAAATCCATTTTTTGATTCATATATCAATTACCCCCGCTGTTTTTCGCCAAAGGAAGCAGGTCTTGGGACATCTCGAAAACAAGGCTCTGGTAGTGTGCGTCCATATACTTCTCAAGTCTGGATGCGATCTGGTCGAACTGCTTTTGTGTGATGCCGGTTGTATCGAATCCGGCATCTCGGATTGTGTCCTCATCAAGCCATAAGATGGTTCTGCCGTTGTGGGCAACAACTTGGCTGCGGATCACCATCCCTCCTTTGCCGACTTGATCGCGGCATCCAGCTCCTTCAGAGTGTCGTCGATCAGCAATACCGGCGTCCTCTTGCGTTTGCCAAGTCTGCGGATGTGTTGTTTGTGCAGATAGGCAAGCAACCGATCTGTTATGTTTTCGTATGGGCTGTCCGGTTCGTATGCCTTTAGGTCTTCAATAATTTCTTCAAATAGCGTCATATATCAATTACCCCCGATGTTTTTGGAAAAGATCCATCTGCCCAATCCCTCGGAAGAAGCGGAGGGATCGCCTTGGGTAAGCCCATATATCGTCGGGATCCCATTTCAGAAGAAGGGAGGATGCCGATTCCTGCCCCATTTTGCCTATTGCCCTTTTATAGCTGGGCTCGGCCATGTATTTTGTGAAGATGCGTGTCTGGGTGTTAAACCAGTAGCAGTCCCATAGATTCTTTGCCTTCCGGATCTTGACCCTTCTTTTGACCATGACCCATGGGCTGCTTTTGAACCCCTTTAGCTTGTGTCTGCCAAGTATATCCCATTGTGCCATGCCCCAATTACCCGACTTGTTCCAAGACCTCCACCTCCTCGGCCTCGACGGGCGGCTCAATCTCCCGAAACCTCCATTGTGCGAAGCCTCGCTCGGGGTGCGGGGGCCTGCTGGATGCGGGGTTGGTTAGCTCCATCAGGTAGACCACGACCTCTCCAGCCTCGCCCTTGTGGGAGATTCCCACGCCCATGTCCCTGACGGTATAGGTGCGGTCCTTGAGGGGGAGTTGTGTGTAGTAAATGAAAAGCTCTGGCGGGAACCGATCATCGACGCAGACAACCTTCGAGCCCTTTCTCATAGGTGCTTATCCATGAGCCCCAAGACCCCGAGCCAGTTCTCCCTCGTTTTGAAGTAAACCTCCATCGTGATCGAACCCCCCGACCCGCCACTGCTTTCGATCAGATAAATATCGATTCCGTAAAGGCTGGTGTCGTCCTTGTAGGCATAGTAGCCCTTAAAATCTATCTGGTTAAACGAGAACATAACGTGGCTGTCCACATAGACCTTGATCCTCCCGTTATAGATTTTCAGGTCGTAGGAGTGCTTCACATGAAAAGAAAGCCCGATCCGATAATTGCGCCGATGATGATGCCGGCGATGTAGAACCGGTCGGCTGTTTCGACCTGTTTGTCCAGTTCGCTCATTTGATTGTCTTTCCCTTGGACGGAAGCGAGGCGATGTAGGACTCGACCCAGTAGACAAGATGGCGGTCGGCTTTCTCGATGAACTCCCGCGAGATCCGCGTGAATTTGTGGTGTCGCTTGGAGGCAATCTCCAAGGCAACCCGCTTGAGTCGGGAAGGGGAGATAATCATATCTTGAAGATCCCCCGGATCAGCAGGATTGGGAATATGGTGAGGGCCATCCCCAGCCAAAGGCCGAGGTTGAACCAGAACAAATAGAAGAAGTATTTCATACCCCCCAATTACCCACGCTGTATACAAGCAGGGCACCAAAGCCCTCTTTGATGCGTTGATCCCTGCGCCTTACCCATCCCTCTCCAAGCTCGTAGGCCAGTAAAAGCCTCCCGATGGATGAGGTTTGTTGCAGTAGATATTGCGGCGTGAAGACTTGGAAGTGATACAGGCTGTCCGAGTCAAAGGGAGCCGACAGGACAACGTAACCGCAACTAAGTCTGGAAAGCTCCTTGGTGAAGGCTGGCACATCCTTGACGTGCTCGATCACATCGAAGGCCGACACCACCCCAAACTCCCCGTAAATCTTTTCCAAGGGCTGGTCGGTGTCCACCGGAAGGTCGGGTGCGGGGTCTTGGGTGATAACCCGAAAGCCGTGCGGCTCGATTCTTTCCCGCGACCTTCCAAGCCCAGCACCCACATCAAGCCATAGGCGGTTGGGCATGGGCAGGGCAGAGCAGAGTGTTGCGGCAAGCCCCTGAGTGAACCATTGGGTGTCCTCGCGCCCCTGTTCGCCGGCGGTGACGGCTAGGTCGACCTTGTCCACTAAAACGCCTTGAGCTCGGCCCTCTTGGTGCTTTCGAGGGTGCGCCAAATTTCGATCTGATTTTGTGCCGCCGTCATGAGGGCCTTAACCTTTTCCTCAATGAACACGGCCTCCTTGTGGGCCTTGAGAAGCTCGAGGTATTCGGGGTGGGCCAAGGCCTCCCGCTCCTGAGCGGCTAGGGTGGGGGAGTTCTCGGAGACCTGTTGCATCAGCATGGCCTTCTTGCTTTTGATGAACTGCTCAATGTAGGCCCGTTCTGCCTTGGCATTGGCCAGCTTTTCGGCGTTGTCCCGTATCCAGTTAAGCGCACGGATGGGGTCCGGCGCATCGTTGGTTTCATAGCTCATTTTTTCCTCATTTCAGGCTGGTAGGATAAAGCCCTTTTCTCGGGCCCATCTTCCATTGGCGTGGATGTCGGCGTGACAGTCTTGGCAGATCGCCATGAAGAATTCCTCGGCGCAGAGACGCCATCCGATACGTCCCCGTTTGTGGTGAATCTGTGTGGCCTTCTTCCCGCAGAGCCGGCAGAAGCGGAACTTTTTTAGATAGGAAAGTCTTAACTTTCTGTAGGTATCCAGCTGGCCCTTTCGCTTCTGCGTAAAAGGACGAAGCCTCCCAGACCGCCTGAGCGGGGTTTTGCGCCGTAGAAAGCATCGCTTCACCCCGCCGAGGCCCTTTTGACGAGGTCATAGTAGTCGTCCCGCATCTCGGCCCCGTTTTTACGAAGGTCGGAAAAGAACTCCGGCTCATCGGGGAAGGGCTTGGTGTCCAGCATGGCGATGCTTGGGAGAAGGCTTCCCCACCGGCAAAGCCCCTTTCGGTCGGAAACAAGGATGGCCAAGAAGAAGAGAAGCTGGGTGACCCCCACGGAGGCACTCTTTTCGGGCTGATCCTTGCTCTTTCTCCTGATGGTCAGGGCCCGATCCATCATGCTTAAGAGCATGAAAGACTCAATGGTGGGGGACTTCTTATCCCCGATGCGTTGGCGGATATACTGAAATGCCGTCTCGGTAATTTGGTTGTTCATGAACCAATTACCCGGCTTGTTTTTTGCTCACCCTCATCCGGCTACGTGAGGCGGTGGGGTGGGCAAGGATTATTTTAGCAACTCAACACAAAGGCTTGCGCTTAAAAACACGGCGGGTAATTGCATCATGCGTATGTTCCTTTTTGAAACGTCACTTGATGCCCGGAAGATGAAGAAGAACCATCCCCACACCTACAAGCAGATCCAAGGGCTGGATGCCTCGGACTTCATGGGGTGCTGGGTGAGCATGAGGGGAGGGGAGGATCCTCAGGAGTGGGTGGCCCTGCTTCGGTTCTACCGCAATGGCTCCTTGGGCGGGGGAGGATACTGTGCCCACGGCTATTTGTGGTGCCGATGCCAGCCGGCAAGCGACCTTTACAGGGCTTGGGGATTCTCGGTGCGGCCGAGGTTTGAGTTTAAGAGGCTCAAGAATGCCCCCGGACACGGGCTGGAATGGCAGCTGAGGGGATCAGCCGACACCTTGGACGAGTTGCTTACGGGTATCGGCGGGAGGATTTCTTTGGCGAAGATGGCCGTTTCGAGGGAGTTTTCGGTCCTGAAGGACACCGCCCGTCGCCATCAGATGCTTGAGCCCGGGCTGAATTAGTGTGCTAGGGGTGCTAGGGGTGCTAGCCACGCTAGGAACGCTAGGAATGCTAGGATCGCCACCGAGTGTCACAAGTGTCACAGGGCAAAAAAGAGCCAAAAAGTGTGTTGTGACAGCGTGACACTCGTGACACTCGTGACACTCGTCCTTGAACAAGAACACGGGGGGTAGTTGTATATGGATGAGAACCTATTGCCCGAAACAGCAGAGATTCCCATATGTCCCTTTGGGGATAGGCACTTCGGTTGTTGTGCTGGGGAATCTCTCGGTGGACACCCGGCCCATGGACCCGGACGGCCAACTGCTCCTAGCCAAGGAATTTGAGCCTAGGGAGCCCCAGCCGGGCTATATGACCACTTTTGTCAGGATTAGGTCGATCAACGGGAAAAACGTCTACCTGTGCGATCCTCAGGACATCTTGGCCGATGAGGAGCGGTGGCGGGGTTGCCGGGCCTGTTGCCGGGAATGCAAGCGAGCCTGCAATACCAAGCCCCAAAATGACCCCAAAACCACCCGCCGTGATGCGGCAAAGAAGAGAATAACAAATTTTGTGTTGACACAACTAGGCGTCAAAAATAGTGTGGCCGACGTTGAAGCCGCTGTACGAAAAAGGATGCAATACCTCGGGAGTCTCGGGGGCAGAAAATCATCACCGAAAAAACGTGTCGCCGCTCGGCTTGCGGCACTCACACGATGGAGGATGCGTAAAGCTGTAAGCGTGTCCGGTGATGTTGTGCCAAGCGATAAGCTTGTCGCGCAATAAATATTCGAACACGAAAAAAATTATCGCTTCGCATAGCTAAAAATCAGCCAAAGAGGTTTATCGAAGCTCGACGCTAGGCTTCGGAAAAAATCAAAGCCGGTCCCCTTTCCAAAGGATTATCAGTGGGATTGGATACGGCATTTTCTCATTCGCGGTCTTCGCAAGACCGACTTCGTTCATTTCGGCGGGAACGATCTCCGCCAAGTCATGTGTGCCCTTCGTCATTTTGACGACTTTTTGAATTGTCGTTTTCGGGGGCGTTATCGCTCCGCACCGCTGGAACTCGAATGCAAAAGCGGGAACGGCTTATGACACAACAAACCAACAACAACAATCAACTCATAGATTCGTCAGCCCTTCACCACGGGCTACGGACCTTGGCGCATGTGGTGAAAGACAACGTCCTTGACCAGACGATCTCCATTCAGGGGAAGCGGTATATCAAGGTCGAGGGCTGGGGGATGCTCGCCAATGCGGCGGGTTTCATCCCCGGGGTGGCCGAGGTTCGTCCCGAAGGGGACGGCTATGTGGCCACTGCCGAACTGCGGAAGGCCGACACCGGCATTGTCGTTGCGAAGGCAGAGGGATTCTGCGGACGTGACGAGCCGCGCTGGAAGAATGCTCCCGCCTATGCCATCCGGTCGATGGCGCAGACAAGGGCCTTGTCTAAGGTGGTTCGCTCCGCCTTGGCCTCGGTGGTTCCCTTGATGGGGGTTTCCGATCTTTCCGCGACGCCGGCGGAGGAAGTCCCCGATGGCGGGTTTAAGGATCACGAGGCTCGTGGTCGCATTGTTGAGGTTCAGCCCGAACCGCAGGAGGCGAAGGAAATTCGCCAAGCCCTGATCGAGTCGGAGGGCACGAAGGCTGCCGAAAAGAACCGCCAAACCATGCAGGCCGACTCCCACGCCCCTGTGGAGGACATGGTGCTTCCGTTTGGCAAATACAAGGGCCAGACGCTTCGCCAGATCGCCAGAGAGGATGAGGGTCGCAAATACCTTCATTGGCTGGAGGGTCAGGAACTCAAGCTGGCCAAGAACGGCAAGCCGTTCCCCAACGACATCGCCAGAAACAAGATCATCCGCCGGCTCCTTGAGACGGCACCGGAGACGTTGGACAACGTGCCGTTCTAATGACTTGGGAGTTCATCAAAATGCTGACCGAAACATCCATGGTTCTGGTGGGCTACGCCCTTTTTGTAGGGGCGGGGGTCACCGGATTGGTGTTTGTCGCCTGCTTCATGCTGTGGCTCTGGGACAGGGTCAGAAAGGAGATGCATGACTGATCAGAACAAAAAACCACTGAGCATAAACGGCGAAGGTCTTCACTTCGTTTGGGTTGGGCATAGCGAGATCGAGGGCGACTTCGTTCACTTATGCGCCGAGGACATGCGGAGAATCTTCTGCGTTCCTGCCGAGTGGGTGTCGGACGCAACCGAGGAGCAGGTTCGGGAAATTGAAAAGCACAGGCCCAAGGAAGAGCCAAAGAAATGATTGTCGCCGATGATCGCAAGGGATTGCCCTCTGCCTCAAAACGGGAGCGGTGGAGCAAGTGTCCGGGGTCGCATGCCCTTGAAAAGCTTGCGCCCGAACAGGAGCCCACCGAAGCCCTGATGAAAGGCAACCGAATCCATGATGCGCTTTATCGTGGCGACATGTCGGGCCTCTCGCCCGACGACTCGGAGGTAGCGGAGAAGCTGGCCGAGCTTGAGAAGTTGGCGTTGCGCCAATGGAGGGAGGACATCGGCTACGAGGGCAAGCCGCTTGTTCTCAAGGAGCAGAGGCTCGGGTTTGCCGAGGGCTCCGAGGTCAAGATGACGGGCAAGCCCGATGTGGTTTATTCCAATGACGAGACGATTCTGGTCATCGACTACAAGACAGGATACGTCGAGGTCGATTCCACCGAGAATCCTCAGCTTCGGGCCTTGGCGGTGCTGTCCGCTGAGGAATTCAAGGTCAAGACGGCGTATGTGACCATCCTCCAGCCGGGGAAAGCCGTGGTGATAGAGAAGCTGTCTGAATCGGCCCTTCGCATGGAGTCGGAGCGGATCAGGAACGAGCTTCAAAAGCTGGAAAGCCAGATCGACACAAGGGTCGCCGGCCCCCAATGCCAGTATTGCAGGGCGGTGGGCATTTGCCCCGAGGCGGCCAGCCAGACGATGGCCTTGGCCCAGATCAAGCCCGAGGCGAGGGACCTCATCAACCCTCAGGATTTACCCAAGCTTTTGGAGGGATGCATTGTGGCCGAGGCGGTCATTGATGCCGTCCGGGCTAGGGCGAGGGAGATCCTCTCTGACGGGGGAGAGGTTAAGGGATGGAAGCTTCAGTCCGTTAAACGCCGTCAGGTGTCTGATGACGCCGAAGCCCTCCAGAGGCTTGCGGAGGAGCTTGGGACGGACGGGGCCCTCAAGGTGGCCAGCGTTTCCCTGACCGAGGCCGAAAAAGCCATTCAGAAGAAGCACGACTGCTCCAAGGCCGAGGCCGTCAAACGGGTGGATGCGCTTCTTGGGGAGATCGTTGAGAAGCGCGAGTTCGAAAGGCTGATGCGATGCAAGTGAAGCTGAACATCAACGAGGTGCTGGTTGCCGGCTATGTAGGCATGCGCCGCAATGCAGAGGCCAGCTATCGCCATCGGGAGCCGAGGTTTCCGGAACGGGTGACGGGCGAGTTGTGGGGTTCCCATATCGAGTCGGCTCATGCCGAACTGGCCGTTTCGAAGGCCCTTGGAATCTACTGGGGCTATGGAGTGAACACCTTTCATTCCCCCGACATCGCCAACACGAATTTCGAAGTCCGCTGGTCGAGCAGGAATGACGTGAAGATACGCCCTGACGACGAGGGGATCATTGTCTCGGTGACGGGCAAGTGTCCCGACTACGAGATCATGGGATGGATTTATGCAAACGAAGGCAAGGCCGAGCAGTTCAAATACTCCAAGGAGCCGGTCTGCTACTTCGTCCCGCATAAGGATCTAAGGCCGTTTCACAGCCTTGAGGCGCTCTTAGATCACAGAAAAAAAGAAAGGCTCAACAAGGAGATACTATGAAATCAAGTGCAGTTGATGTGAATGTGAACTCGCTCAGGGCGGTCAATTTTGACTCCGACCCTGTCTTTGGCGAATTCTTGGAGAAACGGGCCGGCAGGATTATCGACCCGCTGGTCAATTCGGAGGTCGCCCGATTGGAGGGGATTGTCGCCCAGATGCGGAAGGCCGTTTCCGACGTTCAGGCGATGAGGATGGAGGTGGCTTCCTACAGGGAGGTGACCCTGCGTCTGGCGATGGAGGTGGGAGCCCTTCACAAGATGGGGCTTCTGAACAGGCCCGGAGCCATCGAGGGGAAGCATATCATCATGGCCACATCCAGCGCGTTTGGTGTGCCCATCGACAAGCTTCTTGGGTCCGAGCGTCCAAACCATATTGCCTTCCCGCGCATGGCGGCGATGTGGGTGATGCGGGAAAAGCTGGAGATGGCCCTGATGGACATTGGGCAGATTTTCAACAAAGACCACGGGACCGTGCTTCATGCGGTCAAGCGTGTCCCGAAGATCGCCAAGGCCGACAGGCTGTTCGCCGAAAACCTCAACAAGGTGATTGTGGCCTTTAACTGGGAGGAACGCGAATGAGCCAGCAGGCGTTCATCAACAAGGGCGAGATGACGGCCAACAGCCCCAAGATCCGCGAGGACATGGAGCCAAAGCTGGTCAAAAAGCCCACCAAAAAGAAAGCAACCAAGAAAAACATCAGAAAGGGGTACCAAGAATGAAGGACGGACTATACGCAAACATTCACCGCAAGAGGGCCAGAATCAAGGCCGGCTCCGGCGAGAAGATGAGAAAAGCTGGATCTGAGGGGGCGCCGACCGCCGAGGCCTTCCGCAAATCCAAAAAGACGGCGAAGAAAATCAACACAAGGAGCATGTATGGGGAGTAGCCCCGCTTGGCAGAGAAAAGAGGGTAAAAACCCAGAGGGTGGCCTCAACGAGGCTGGTCGTCGTAGCTACAACAGGGCTACAGGCGGGAACCTCAAGGCTCCGGTGAGCAGGGAAGAGGCATCCCGCTCGCCCAAGTCTGCTGCACGGCGGAGGTCATTCTGCGCCCGAATGGAGGGCATGAAGCGGAAGAACACCTCATCCAAGACCGCCGGCGATCCCGACAGCCGAATTAACAAAAGCCTTCGCAAGTGGGATTGCTGATGAAGTGCGACCTTGCCATCAGAAAGGCCAAGAAGGGGGAGAAAATCTCCCATCTTGGGGTCATCCAATTTGGGAAGTGTTTCCCCGACAAGACGAAATACGTGAACTGGGAATTCCATTATGACGAAAAATCCGGAAAGGCCATGTTTGACGCCGGGATCGAGCTTCTAAAAAAAGACAAAGAAGCGGTCATTGATTACGTCGTTAGAAAGGCAATTACCTTCACGGCAAGCCTTCAGAGAGCCAAGAAGAAATGAGCGAAGACCCCCAGCAGTCCCTTGAGATGGTGGAGCGGTTGCGGGATTACGAGCCGTTTGGCTGGTATCTGTCCAAGCAACTTTCCGTGCTGTCTGAGATGGAGAACTCATGCCTTGACCCAGCCGTGACGCCGGAGGTCAGGGAAACTCGTTTCCAGCAATACAGGGGGGCTCGGGCCCTCTTTGTGGCGTTTGAGCAGCTGGAGGCAGGGCTACGGCTGGGGATAGCCCAGAAAAAGAAAAACGAAGATGCCAAATAGACCATCAAAGTCGGTTTATTCCGAAATGCTGGGGGAGGAGCGCAAGCAACAGGCCATTTGGAGGCATGTCGCGGCCGTCTGCGTGTCCAAGTACGGGCCGATTTCGGTTGAGGCAACGCCGCTGAGGGCAGTTTTAGACATTCAGGAAACCGAGGGGGGCCTAATCGTTGGCGTCGAGGGCCTGCGGAGGAGCCTTAAAACGAGGCTAATTGGGGCATGGCGAGCTCTAACAGGATAGCCGCCACCCTACCGGTTGCCCCTCGGAGCATCCAAAGCACCCTTAGATTTGTTTCCAAGGGCGGTGTAAGGGTGTTTCGAAACGCGGCCTACAAGACCTACATGAGGGATCTTGTGTTCTCGGCCAACAAGTCTGCGCCGGCCACTCCGCTGGACGGACCTCTTAAGGCTGATGTGACTTTCGTGTTGGCTAGGCCAAAAGGGAAAAAGAAGGGTCAGCGGGAATATGCGCCCGTCCGCCCGGATCGGGATAATTTAATCAAGCCGGTAATGGACGCCTTGACATCCAGCGAATGGTGGCTGGATGACGCTCAGGTCGTCACCGGAGACATCACAAAGGTTTATGGAGCTACAGGCGAAGATCCCTGCATCGAAATCGTCGTGTCTAAAGTTTAGCCCCGCCAGTTGGTGGGGGGACACGGGGAAGCTGACCCTAGAGGCGAAAGCCCTATGGCTTGAGATGCTTTTGCTTATGCACATATCCCCAAGACGGGGCTATTTGGTCAATGAGGATGGTAAGTTTATTAACGCCGGCGATATTGCAAGACGGCTCAAGATAGAAAAGAAACACGCCATTTCGATATGCAACGAACTTGAGAACTCGGGGATATTTAGCCGCAACTCCGATGGCATCATTTACTCGAGGAGAATGGTCAGGGAGCAGGCGAAGATAGAAAAAGAGGTTAACGAGGCTCGCGGGGAGGATGAGGCGGCGAAAATAGAGCAGGTACTAAAGCTTTCACGCGAGAGGGGCATCGATACGGCCATGGAAATGAAAAAAATGCAGGCCTATCTGCTTTCCCATCCCGACA